TGGCAACCCTTCAGAGGCTAACATGATTAAAAACGGTACAGCTAAACCAGTTAAAGCAGTCCAAAAAGCGGTTAAAAAATGAACCCTTACAGATTGCTAGACGCTGAATCAGAGTCTTTATCATTAACAGATATTAAAAACCATTTACGAATATCTGGAACTGATGACGATGACTCATTGAGAGAAGATATTGCAGCGGTTAGCAGATACACAGAAACCTATTTAAGTAAAACTCTGGTAAAAACTACCTGGGTTTATAAATTAGATAGTTTTCCAGATGAAATAAACTTACAAATGGGGCCGGTGTTAAGCATTAGCTCTGTTGAATACGTCGATACAGACGGAAATACGCAGACCTTTAGTGATATACAATACGACGACAGAAACGGGCGTTTAAAACCGTCTTATAACTCAAGCTGGCCTGATACACGCGACCAGTACAACGCGGTGACAATTACTTATATTGCCGGGGCTACTCATGCCGGTAATGTTGCAGACGATATAAAAAGTGCTATGAAAATGCTTGTCGGTGATAAGCAAAATAACAAAGAGGACAGCTTGATCGGTGTCTCAAATAGCCCGCTAGTAAATAGCGCACATAACATCTTAAACATGTATAGGAACTGGCAGGTATGAGAGCTGGAAGGCTAAATTCGGCCATAATCATAGAGTCAAAAACCGAAGTTATTAATACAGTCGGCGAACCAATAGAAACATGGTCAACCTTTACATCGATACGCGCAGAAGTAAGAACGCAATCAGGCAAAGAGTTTATAAGTGCCAAAGCGCAACACTCCGAACTAAGCCATGTCATTACATGCCGCTATATATCTGGTGTTAATAGTAAAATGCGGATCAATAATGGTGGAGAATATTACAATATTCTCTCTGTTTTTGATCCATCGAGCAGAAAGCGTGAAATGAGGATTTATTGTAGTGAGCAGCTTTAATTTTAAAATTGAAGGCGGCAAAGAACTCGATAAAGCTTTGAAGCAACTTGGTTATGATATGGAAAAGAAAGTTGCAAAGTCAGCAGTTAGAGCAGGAGCGCAAGTTATCAGAAAAGAAGCCATGTTAAATGTCCCTGTTGAATCTGGAACATTAAAAAAGTCTATTAGAGTAGTTACCAGGTCTAGGCGTGTCGGTGATGCTGTCGCGTCAGTAGTGACCAGAAGCGGGAAAAAATACCAATCTAACGGAATGGACGCATGGTACGCGCCTTTAGTTGAGTTCGGCACTAAAAACAGACCTGCAACTCCATTTTTAAGGCCTGCTTTAGACTCCAAAGGGGTTGAAGCAGTTAAGAAAATGTCTGAAGTGATACAAAAACGAATAGCGAAACTAGCGGGTTAATATGGGTATTGAAAGCGCAATTATAACCAGGCTAAACGCTGTCACAGACATTACTGATATAGTCAGCAACCGGATTTATGCCGACACATTGCCGGACGGATCAACACTGCCGGCTATTGTCTATCAATTAATTTCTACAATACCCTATTCAGCACTTACAGAAGATACCGGACTATTCCAAAGCCGTGTTCAATTTAATCTAATTGCTGATAGCAAAACTGAAACAATCAGTTTATCAGAAGCAATGAAAACAGCACTACAGAGATATAAAGGCGCAGTATCAGATATCACGATATTAGATGCTCGATTAGAAAACATATTTGACCAGTCTTATGACATCACCACCGACCAGACCGCACGTGTAGCGGACTTTTTATTTATTTATGAGGTTTAAATCATGCAAATGAAGCACCCAGACGCGAAACATCCTATCAAAGTACACCCAAGCCAGATCGACAACATGAAAAGGCGCGGATATGTTGAAGTTAAAGAAACAGCTAAAAAAGAGGTTAAATAATGGCTACTTATACAGGCGCAAGCGCGATAGTTAAGGTTTCCGCTAATACTGTCGCAGAATTAAAAGACGTGACTTATACAGACGGGGTTGGAACAATTCCTGATGACAATATCAATTCAACTCTATCAAAAGTTAAGGCGGGCCGTAGAACTTTCACCGCATCTTGTACTCATAATTG